GAGATCGTCAGGGAGGGTCACACAGTTTGGGAAAGGTTGTCCCATGGGGTTGCCGTGGTTGCCGGTTTCATTGGGGGTTGGATTAATGTAGTGCATGGGTTACCTCCTTTATCCAAGTGCAATGAAAAAGTAGTTTGCACTTTTTGTATTAAGTTGTTGTGCGGCATTGCCTAAATACCAAGACAACGTATTTCCATCAAATTTGGCATTCAAGTTATACAACTCATTAGCCGAGCCTGGGCCTATCGAAAAGCCTTTTGTTCCAAGAACAAAAAAAGCAAACTTAAATCCAGAACTATCCTCTTTACCAATATTTCCAGCTTGAATATGGACGAATTTTGGTTCAAATCTAAATGTAAGAGTATTGGGATTTCCGCTCCCATACGTCCCCGTCCCCACGTAGGAACCGGTTTCTATGCTTGTCTTATCCCCCAACACCCCCAGATACTCAATAGTGGTGCCTGCGGGGATGGCGGGGTAGCCAGTGACCTGTTGCATTTTATTGACAAGAAATCCATAATTATATGGATAACCGAGAGAGACTCCGTTTTCAAAGTAACTGACAATGGCATCATCGGGGATATAGACAAGGTTAGTTCCTTCACTTCCACCATTATCTTTTTCTCCACTCACAGTAATAAATTTACCTCTAATAGCACTTTGAATATTACTAACCCAGCTATCATTAGTGGCATTTGCGGTATAACTTTTTACATTTTCCTGTGTCAATGTCCCAGTATCGGAAACTTTAATTGTCTCGGAGTAATAATAATTGGACGCATTACCAGTCCACGCCGATGCAAACAGGTATCCACTCACCATATCCCCCAACACATACCCCGCCTCTTTCGCATCATCTCCCTCCTGGTAAGCGTTGCGGTTCGTGGAAGTTAGGTAGGTGACGTGGGTGCCAGGGGGAACGGCAGGGACTGCACGTACCTCTTGGTATTTGCTGGTATAAATTACTCCACCCAAATAGGTATCTGGTTCTCTACTTATAGTGGCATCGGAAGGAATGAAATAAACATTTCCTGGGCCTGTCTCAAATTCATTTTCACCACCAATAGTGGAAGAAGGATCGCAATAAAAAAAGTTACCCTTTAGATTATTTCCTTTTTGTACAGAAGAATCGTCTGAATTAAGACTGAGAGTTTGTTCCCCATTTATAGTTATTGTTCCATTGTCGTCGACTGTAATTGTTTTTCCGTAATGAAATGACGCTTGCGTCGACGGGGTTTGGGGATAAGTTAATGCTGCTTTTCCTTCTTCAGGCCCAAGAGAATATGTCGCAGGTATTTTTTCATCCGTTTTAACCGTCTTCCTCCACACATGGACGTTGCCGATATTTGCAAGGACATTGAAAGCATCGTTAGGAGTTGAATTAGCTCCAGTAGAAAGGCCCAGCGTGGAGATCACCGTATCTGAGAGAAGATTTGCTTTGTTTAGATGGGTTCCCTGCTGGGTCCAACCATCCTTGTTGATCCCATTGAAATCTACGGGAAATGTCCCGGCAATCATGGCCTGCAAAAAGTCCTCATAGGTTGGATAGAGGGACAAGGCTTCCCCCACTGTCTTTAGGTATCGTGAATTCCCGTTCCCTTTCATAATGGCATCTTGCACTAAAACACACCCTTTCTTAAAATTCTCCGCACATGGCCTCTCCCGCCATGAGATAGGATTTATCCATCCATTGGAACATGGATTCTACTTGGACAAGGATCTTTTCCAAATTGTTTGCTTCCTGGAAGGTGAAACTCTGCATATCAGATGGGGCTTCTGGAAGATCAGGTACAAAGGGGAAAGTCTCTCGGATCCGTTTAACGTTAGAAACATATCCCTCAGATTGCTCTAATGTTGACTTATCCTCTTTCACCCAATAATCTCTGCCCGGTTCTGGATTGACTGGAACATACGGGTTTACATACCCACGGGAATATAAACTATCTGAAAGGAACTCGGCAGCCGTTGTAACCCGGTTCATATCAGTTTCGTTATATGCTCCCTTATAGCTTGTCTGTGCAAGCTGAATTAGTTCTTCTTCTGTCTGATCTTCTTTGGATAAAATCGTAAGAAGTTCCTCAATGTCCGCCTGGCTACGGTCTGTAATGAGCCGTATGACATAAAGCCGAAAAGAAGAGGACAGACCTGCTTTGTCCGTTGCGGTAACAGTGATGTGGTTTTCCCCCACGCGAAGCGGCACCGTATGTGAGAACTGTCCGTGTTCATCAATAGCCGCTTCTTCTCCTCCCACAAGCAAGGTGATAGGAGATGTCGTCACATCCTTTGTTACCCCTTCCACCGTAATAGATTCATCGTCAACGATTTGTCTGTACTCATGCACAGTCAGCTCAGGAGGAACCGTGTCTACAATGTAAACCAAAGATAAACTGGCTTGATTCCCGTCGTTGTCCTGGATGGAGGCGGTCAAGCTGTGATTCCCTTCGCTCAGTTCATTTCGTGGAGTATAGGTGAACTGATACCCTTTCTCCGTGGCCTGCGTGGAAATATCTCCCTCGACCCCATCAATCAGCATGGAAAGAGAGGATGGATCAATCCCGGAGCCGTTCTCCTCGTCAAATGCTTCTACAACAAAGGTCGGAACATTGGTTGTCAATATCCCTTCTGCCGGAGATAATAGCTGAATAGTCGGGGGGACTTCCTCTTGCACCGTCAACCGAAGCCCAGGGATATTCGTCCCATCCGTTATAGTGGAAACTCCCTTGTCGTTCGTCGCGGTTATTTTTGTGTTGAAATATCCCCCTTCTTCATTGTGGGAGGTTTTGGCCGGAACAATGACAGTCTCATATTTCCTTGTCGTTTCATTAAATGTAAGAGTGTATTCCTGTCCATCAAACGTCGCTTTTACCGTGGTTATCGACATGAACTACACCTCCCCACTTTGAAACTCACCCGACACTCTGATCTCTTCTTGCTCTATCGTCTGCACATCAAGTACGATCACTTGGAGCAATACAGAATCCCCGACATTTGCAGTCACTGGCGTGAACGTCGCTGAGATCACAATAGGAGACCACTCTTCTGCCATTTAGATCACCCCCATTTTTTCACCACTCCACAATAATGCATCCAGGTTTCCCATCCTGTCCCGGGGTACCGTCTTTTGGGTAGGATGCAATATAAGTTTCTGTATAGCCATCCTCAGAGGTCCACTGTGCATACTTTCCGTTTCTCCCCTGTTCGCCTCCAGCGCCGCCAGAACCTTCCAAGGCTGTTATAGTCCCTCCATAGTCAGGGCCTTTCTGTGCATATACAGCGCCGCTCTGGATGTCCATAATGCCAACCGGATATGGTTTTCCATTTGCAGAAGTGTACACTCCAAAAGTAGTGTCTGTGCCAGGGGTGCCGGGTTCACCGTCGTCCCCACGGCTGCCATTGGTTTCTCCGCCTGCACCGCCTTTCCCGGCAGTTCCACAAGAATAGTCATATTGTTGGTTTGCTATCGCGGTTACCTCGGTAATAAACACATTCCCGCCATCTCCTCCAATGCCGCCAGCCGTGTCTTCTGGGTCAAAAGAATCGCCCCATAGGATATTCCCTGCACCGCCTCCCATACCACCGGCCCCTCCGCCTATCAATGTAACGCGGAATTTCCCGGCCTCTTCCTTTACGAATGTTCCAGAACCTGTCAAAACTGTTTTGTTTGAGTATGCAGAATCATTGGGAGATTGAACGAGATAGGAGGGCATGTTTACCATAACGCCATCTGCCAGGGAGAGCTGTTGCTTATACAATCGAGCAGAGATAGTGGTGAAAAATTGAGTGTCTACACTCTGGATATCTCCGCATTCACTGGACGGATTGCCTCTGTGCTGTACTTCGAACGAACGTCCACCATACTCAAACAGGCAGGAAATAACCGCTTTTCTCGCATCATCCGTCGTATGAATAAATGGGTTATCTACACTTAAAGACACCTCGGATTCTGTGTTGTTTCCCGGAAAGACCACTTCTTCTCCATCATCCAACGTGAATGTAATGTCCGAAATATCATCATTTGCAGACATTTCAGGATAGGAGTTCATGTTGTCTAAGGTAATCCTGTTGCCCTCAATTCTTTGTAATTTTCCTACTCTCAATTTCCCGGTCTCAAAATCTTGCCTGGGCCAAGTATTCGTTGCCATGCATGCGAAACGAAGCATTTCACCACACTTTTTCCCTGTACATTCTTCTTCTGCTGCTGTAATGGGCATATCCTTTACATCATCATCTACGATATAATTTTTCTGAAAGTTAACGCCAAGAGAAAGCATAATCGCCTCAATCCACCCAGAAAGCGTTGTTGGAAGTGTATCAGGGACAACAAATTTCCTTTTCGTCAGCGCCCCAATAATATCCAGAAGATCAAATTGTACAGTTAAATCCTTGAGTTTCCATCCCGCAGATTGCTGATAGTAAGTCCCGGCGGGCAACCATTCAATAGTTCCATCTTCCAACCGCATTCCAAAATCAACAATGATTCTTTGACGATCTTCAATGGATGTGAAGAGCGTATTTGGAGCATAAGGATCAAATCTGTGGTTTTCGTTGTACAAAACAACTGTGCAAGTAGAATATGGAATGGACAATCCAGAGAATGTAACCTCAGAATATGTTTCAACTGATTTTAGGATGGACCTGTCCCAAATTTCATATAGGCCGACCATCAACCGGGGGATTCTAACCCGTCGCCCGCCAAGGCTCCATTTTTTTATGGTAACGCGAATTTTTGTAGGATTTTGAACGGTAAAGCCATCCAAAACAGTCAACGTACTTTTGTTCCCTGTTTTTGTGTCTGACCAAAGAAGAGTATCGCCGCTGTAAATATCCAACGTGAATTCTGTTCCAATTCCATTGAATTTCTTTTCACTAAACCGGAAAGAGAATGCTTGCAATATACTTAGGTTTTGAATTTCAAACTCAATATAAGGATATGGTTCAGAAAAGACGCCGAAAGAATCACATAGAGATTCAGATACCCAACCAACTTGTCCTATCTGATCCATTGGGTCATCTGGTCGGATATTGAAAGTTCCGTCCAGAATCCATCTGTTAGGCTCCAAGGTCGCTATATTCTGTTCGCTTTCTGTTGTACCACGATTTGTTACCTGATCTGTTAAGGAAATATCACTCTCATCATTTGTTGTTATGTTTGTTATGATCATATCTGGGTCATATAGGTCAAACACGACTCGCACAAATTGTCGCCTTGAATCAGATATAACCGCTTTTTCATAGGCTTCACTGTGATCAATCATGGCCATCAATCTCCTCAAAGGTCAGTTTGTATGCTGCCCATTCAGGTCCGTTATCTCTCCAGCGTGTAAGGGAAGGAGATGGAGGCTCCATCAAGTGAAACCACCCTTGTACCAACTCTGTGCCGCCTGTGGATGGGAGAAAGAACAACTGATGCCGACGTGATGCCTTGAATACAGTATTGAGACGAGACATTGTTTCATAGTCGATGGATGAAAAGTTGACTTCTACCACCCATATAGTGGCACGGATTTCTTCCACTCTTCTGCCGGATATCATCCGCTCAGATACGCCAAGTTCTTCCTCATAGGCGGTGTAATCCCCTTCTTCCAAGTCTTCAATTTCAATTCCGTCAATTGACAAAAACATATTTTCCATTTAATCACTCACAATTCTGGGGGACTGATCCTCTACTGCACGAATATCATTAACAATTGCTCTTGCAAATGCTTTCCCGTTGACATTCAGAACAATTTCCCTGTCTCCCCGTGGTGCACTGGCAAAAGACACAGCGTTTGCTACCCTGTACGCGCTTCCGTTACTCTCTACCTGCTTGGCTTCCATGGCGTTATCCGTGCTGCGTGTGAGGCGGTAGGAAGCACTCCCAGCACTCACAGTGACCGTTTCACGAAGCCTTGCCGCAGCGTTTATCCGGTTAATTTCTGCAATAATACCATCGGCAACTTTCTTCGCTGCAGCAATTGCGGTAGAACCTTCTTCCTGTACACCAACGGCAAGGGATGTCATAGCATCCTCTCCCGCTGCTTTTAGTTCATCAGGCATTTTGTCCACGAATTCTTGGTTAAGAGATTCAAACTCATCCTGATAAATCTGTGCCGCAATATTCTTTGCCGCTTCCGCTCGTTTCTGGTATGCCTCCATATAGGCAGTATATTGATCGTCATTCAGGCTTAACAGTTTCTCCGCGAAGGCTGTCGCCTCGTCCATCTCCATTTGAAGAATTTCGGAATAGAGGCCAGCATCAACCCCTTTTTCCTGAAGGGCAAGCATTGCATTTCCGTATCGTTCAATCTCTTGAATATCCTTATCCAGGTTCAGAAGACGGGTTTCTCCCTTATAATCTGTTTCGAAAAGATTATCTCCAGACAATTTAGAAGCCAGGGAATCACGATCACTTTTCAGGTCATCCAAAGCACTTTGATACTCATCTTCCATCTCCTCAAGAGCATCAATGGCACTCTGCAACTCTTCCTTCTGTGCCTCTTCCTGCTTTTTTAGCTGTTTCTCATTCCAATCTTCTTTGAGCTCGGCTATCTCGTCCAAGATATCCTGTCGTTCATCAACTTCTGCCTCTTCCAGCCGTTCATACTTTTCTGCCAGACTTTTTTCATAGTCCGCAAGCTCCTTTTCATCTGCCCGCTTCTGTGCTGCGGCCTCAATCTCCGCAATCTTGTCATAAAGTTTAGAAGTTTCTTTTAAGACAACATCAGCAAGTTTTCCAGCCGCTGCTTGTGCGTTTTTTGCCTTGTCATTTAATCCAAGTACCAAACCGGCAACAGATTGCTCACCAATCCAACGAAACGCCTTAGAGGGAGAGTGGATATCCAACGCGCTTTTAGCTGCGGCAAGTGCGCTCTTTGCCATATTGGATGCAGCACTGATCGCCTGGCTTGCCCCTGCATTGATACCCGCAGCAACACCGGAAGCAATGGCCAGTCCAACACTTTTCGCAGCCCCAGAGGCACCAGTTGCGGAAGAAAGCACCGAAGTAGTCACAAGATTATTCAGCGCAGAAACAACATCAGGCGTCCCAGATGATATCCCAGAAGATATTTGTTCGACGATTTTAGAACTAATCAAAGTCGAAGAAGCTGTAGCGCCTAAGGCAGCCTGAACGCTGCCATCAATCATTCCGGAAAAAGCTGTGCTTAGAAGACCGCTGGAAGAGGTAATTGCTCCCGCCGCAGAATTGACAGCTGTTTCACCAACCGTTCCCGCATCAGACGCAGCAGATTCTCCGGCGGAATTCATGTTTTGAACAGCAGACTGCATAACCGCAGCCAACTGCGGAGACATAAAGGTTAATTCTCCAGTTGCTTTATTTCCAATTGCTGTCCCAATTCCCCCATTTTGGGCCGCCGCAGTCCCAGCAGCTGTGGAATCATTGACAAATTTGGTTGTAGCTTGCTGTCCTTGCGCCGTAGACCCAGATACACCCGAAGCGAAACCTTGCGTCCAAACTTTTCCAGATTCTGGGCTATTCGTCTGCGCTGTTTGCTTCCCCGCTTCGCCCGCTTGATCTGCAACTTGCTTAGTTGCATCTGAAACTACTTGTCCATTTTCCAAGATGGAATTTCCCATGAGGAAATCCCATATAGCAACGTCAGAAGCAAATTCAACCCCTGCATTTTGTAGTATTGTCCTGCCACTTTCAATAATTTGAAGTAGGCTTTGAGGGAGAAGGTCTGCATTAGCTAAGGCCCCATTTGCAAGGAACTCTGGGATCGCAGCGCCTGTTTCTTCAAGTTGCCGAATCTGTTCTTGTAGCTGCGCTTGCATTGTCTGGAGAATAGCAGTGTATGATTCTTTTCCTTCTTCGCTTAAATTGTCCCAAATACCCATGGTTTCGGTAGCAAACCTTTGGAACGAAAGGAACATATCTGCGGTCGCTTGTTCTACCTCAGCTTTATTGTTTCCGTTGAATTTAACAATCTCTGTATTTAATGCTGCAAGAGCTGTTTCCAGTGCTGCTGGGTCTGCTGCTTCCCAGGCATTTTCATAAAGGCGAATGGTCTCCTGATTCTCAATCATTGCCTTCGTGGTTTCCACGACGGCGTCTCTTGCTCTCTTGACCTTTTCTTCTGCGGCGGCAACAGCTGCGGCGGAACGCTCACCAGTTACAGAATTTTGAACCCTTCCAAGCTCAATTTGGGCATCTTGGAGGTTTTTCACTGCATCGACATTGTTTTGTACTAATTCTTGCTGACTTGCAAGGGCCTCCTCATACTGCCCCTGCATAGCGTTCAAAGTTGCTTCCTTCTCCTTTTGGAAAAGCATATCTTTAATATTGTCAGCAAGTTTAACGTAGCTTTCCCCTTCTCGCTCGTGCATTTCAATTGCACCGGGGATAACATTATTTATTAAGTTCGCAAGGGCATTCGCTCTGTCTTCTTGTCCTTTTTCTACTTTTCCATTCGCATCGGTAAGTCTATCTAACTCAGCAATATAATCTTCTGTCTTGTCGATCTCAGCGTCTACTTTGCCAAGATTTTCTGCTGTGGTCTGTGCAAGCTCTTCCTTTTTTTGCTTCTGTTCCTCAATCCTATCATTGAGGTCGCTCATGGCGTCGTTAAGCTGCGCTTGGCTATCCGATGCGTCATCAGTTACTGCGTTGTAAATAACGAATGCGCCGGCAATAGCCGTGACCGCAGCGAGAGCGGCCCCCCAGGGAGTTAATGCCATTACCGCATTGTAGGCCGTTTGAATGGCCGTTCCCGCCTTGGTGACCATACTAAGTGCCTTTACTGCTTCGGCGCCTGCTTTAACCCCTGTAACAAATTTGGAAATATCGCTGATAAGTAGCGCGGCCTTAAACACTCCAATTGCAACTCCGGCAGAGGCAAGAATCGCAACAAAAGTTTTCACCGCATTAACAGCCTGGGTAAAATCAAAGTTTTGGATGAACTCCAACGCCGCATCCGCGATATCAGACAACGCCGGTTTGATTTGCTCATAGATCGAGATGGCAAGATTTTGGGCCTCAGTCTTGACCATCTGCGTTTTGTGCTCCAGCGTATCAGCCATTGTGCTATACGCTTTCTCTGTGGTCCCCGCGCTGTTCTGTAACTTCTCCAGGTTGTCGTTGAAGGTGTCAAGTCCCTGGGACACAATAGCGTTTGCAGCTTTGCCAGCTTCGGCGCTTCCCCAAAGATTCATAAGGGCTTCGGCGCTGCCATCAACATGATCAGAAAGAACCTCAATCACATCACCAAGGCTCTTTCCTTCCTTCATTAAGGTGCCAAAGCTCTTGCCGGTTTCTTTCTTAAGGATTTTCCCGACTTCGCTGCCAGTATCTCCCAGCTCATTCAGCATGGAAGAAATATAAGTTGTAGATTCTTCCGTGCTGATACCCGCCTTTGTTAGACTGACATAAGCAGATTCAAGGTTTCCCAGATTGACATTGTAGGCGGAAGCCGTACTAATCGCCTTGCCCATTGCGCTGGCAAGCTGGTCAATCGTAGTAACACCAAGGTTTTGCGTCTGAATCAGGCTGTCCGAGATTGATTCAGCATCGGCAGCACTCATCCCATACGCATTGATAGTGGTTGTGAGAACAGAAAGCGCAGATTCTGCATCTGTGAATCCTGCTGTGGCAAGTCGGGTTGCATCCCCAACCAGTGAAACTGCATTCGCAGTGTCTCCGGTTGCGGAAATGGCGTTGTAAACCGCCCCAGACAATTCACTTGCGGACACCCCCATCTCCGAAGACAAGTTTTGGATAGAACTTCGCATGTCTTCGACGGACATCTGTGAAGTGTCCATGATGGTTTCAACTTGGGCAAAAGCAGATTCAAATTCTATCCCGATCTTACTTACCGCGACAAGGGCTCCAGCGGATGCAGTTGCGACAGCAGCAAGGGCTTTTACGATCCCATTCAATGCTGTTGTTGCAACAGAATTTAGTTTTTGATAATCCTTTGTAGTAAGTTGTGCATTTTTTTGAATTCCAGAAAACGATTTTTTTGCCTGACTTGCTGCCTTCCCAGCAGCTTTGTCTAAATCTGAAAGAAATTCTTGATAGTCACCATTAATTTCAATGGTTACAGAACCATCTGCCGCCATGGGTTACACCACCTTCTCAGTGGGCCCATCGGCATCTCTGGCACTACTTGGACCGTTCTATTTTAATTTCAAACCAGCGCCCACAATTTCTACCTTTGCAACGTAGAAACAACCCTTCACAAGAAGCGTTTTCACTTCGTAACACTGGCATTTCGTACCCGCACATAGGGCATCTGATTTTAGTTAGACCCTTTTTCCACATGCTTCTGGGCCTCCTGATACCGTTTCCGCACCTTTTCGATCAAGGCAGCGTCTCTCTCTTCGACGGTCTGCACTTCTCTCCTTCGATCATCCTTAATCGCATAGAGAGCCCTCATTTTTTTATAGTGTTTCTTTTCCTCTTTACTCATTTTGGAAATGTCGGCTGTGCGGTATCGTATGCGCTGCATGAAAAGCGTTTCGGAGGGAAGATTAAATAAGAGACGACGAAAAGCCCACCAGTGCAAATCATCCTTAGATAGGTCTATCCCATACGCTGACAGAAAGGAGGCAAGGATAGCTTCTGAATCAATTTCAAAGTCATATACCCTGCCTCCTTTCTTTTTTGCTTGTTCTTGTGTTGCCTCTTTGCTTTCTTCCCCACGAAAGAACCACAACATTGCGTCGAACGCTGCGGATATATTGGAAGGAATCCCGCTTGGGTAAAACAAATTCAAAAGACCTACAACATCTGGATTTTTTTCTTTCAGAATCTCAAGTTCGATAGAAATCCCAACGCGAAAACTTGGATTAATCGGGAAGAATTGCCCATCTACATCTACGCTGGTGGGGAATCCGTTAAATGGATTCTCTCTCACGATCTTTTACTCTCTGTTCAGCTTCGGCACGCAGCTTTGCCCGTTTTTCCGCTCTCAACTGGGAATCATCCATGATAGAGGGAGAAGAAGGCGGATTGAAATCTACTTTCATAGAGCTTACAGTTGCGGATACTTCTTCGCAAAACTTGGCATAAGCATTGATAATGTCTCTCGCGTTTACATTGTCGCCGAAACACTTCTTGCTCGTCCCTTCGCCACAAAGCACATCAAAGAAATCCATAAATGCATTGCACATCATTCTGATTGCCTTAATGCCATTTTTGGCGGGATCTTCTTGAATCATTTCTTTCACACGTTTTCCAACTTCAGCGATCTCTGTCACACCATTGGTATATAATTCCAAGTTGACGAGATCGAAAGTATCATACTGAATCTCAACGCCGTTAATATTGTAGGTCTCCATAATTTATCCTCCTGTCAGTTAAACACCGGAATCGTCAGAATATGTGTAGGCAGCGGGAGCAGAGGTCGCCATAATATCAATGTCAATTTCCGAAGATGCACCGGCATCCCCGGACCCATCAGAGTTCACAATGATAGATGCTGTCCCCTTTTCTCCTTCTCCTGTCAATAGAGAGAAATACACATAAGGTTTAACTACTTTCTGGCCGGTACCGAACTTAATTGCATGAGACAACACAAAATCCTGGAATTCATCTCCAAAGATACGGTCACCAGTAACATTGAATGTACGCTGAGTAGATGTTTTGGTAGATACCGCACCCTGTCGGATATACGCTTTTTCATCTGTTTCGGGATTCAACTGACTATCCACCGATGCAATACCGGACTGAACTACGATATAATTAGCTACTTTTCCGGCTGATTCTTCCGCGATATCTACGGCAAGAACAAAATCGTCATTTGTTGCAACCCCCGCAAACTCAGCGGAAGGGGTGTAATCAGCCATCAGAGCGGAAAGTTTCATAATATTTCCTCCTAATAAATAAATTTCGGCTCGTCGGCTCACGAAAAAATTTTATTCAGATGTGTAATCCATCGTCATAATAATTTGGTGATCTTCTGTTCCATCCTCATATCGGTTAAATAAAACGGAATCAGGATCACTTTCGCTTCGAGAAAATTTGACAACCTTTTTCCCGTCCTCTAATTGAGGCATTGTTCCATTGTTGATAATCCAGTCTGCAAAGCTTTCTAAGGTTTCATCAGCAGTAAGACGCTTGTTATTGCTATTCCCAGGAATAACACGGTAAATGATCTTGAATGTATATCTTGCTTGATATGCACCACGAACATATTTCCTAACCATAAATGTGCCCTGGGGCGTGGACAATGACATACCTTCGGCATCATCAGGAACATAAGTGAAGTTGATCACCCCAACGGGCTTGTCTGGCCAAGTATTGAGCCAAGAAAGCAATGATCTTGAAATAGATTCTTGCTCTTTATTCGATATTTTTTGTCCCATAGATACCTCACTTAAAGGACTTTTTATATGCCTCTTCCCACCTGGGCATGAACTCTGCCTTTGCCGGTTCAATCCAATGTGGTTGAGCAGAGGACCTTGTAAATACCAAAGATTTTCCTGATGGAACCTTCCGAACTCCGGTGCGGGATCTCCACGTCCCATCGGGAAGGCGGAATCCCGCAGCTCCTGTTTGAGGGTCTACGTAAACAATTCCTTCCCAGAGATAATGGGCATAAGGACCAGGATAGATAATTTCATCATCTAAAATCCTTGTGCGGGCAGCTAAAGTGCCATTCAACCAAGGTAGGAATTTGCTCTCTGTATCTTTCGCTACATTTTTTGTAAGTTCTTTGTTTGCTCTATCAAGTTTCGCTTTGATCTTGTCGATATCAATATCAACATGGATAACGACACTTGCCATTAAGCGCCACCAACTTCCCAATGCTGCATCGAAGGAGAGCCAAAATCTTTTGTATCCACTTTGGTGATCCTGTGAACATTATCGTAAATCCGATTCATCCACTGAAAGTCCTTCCCTTGCTCAACGATTTCTCCCTTAACAAAGAAAGTAGTTGAGCTTTGCATAGAATCCGTGTCAAGGGTCCACAAATTGCTTTTATCTTCGGCAGCTTCATATTGCTTTGGGGTTGCAAATCTTTTAGGAAAACCTGTAATCCCATCAATAGCGTTTACATTGAATGGAATAAATAGGTTGACGACGTCTGCACCTTCCAGCCCACTTTCTCTCACATTGGCGGCATGAGCAGCATCAAAGAACACCCCCCGCAAAATGGTAATGTTATAAACAGATTCGAAAGTGACTTCATCTTCTGTTATTGTGTAAACAGTTATAGAGTGTGGGGCGTACATGGAAAGCACCTCCCACCGCGATAGAGCAAGCCAGTTCTTCCAAGATATCTGGATACAATGGAAGACATCTCAGCTGTAGAATTCTTCGCTAATTCTGCCGAACTTCGGTAACTCACAGAATAACTACCAACCGTCTCACTGGACTTCTCTCCGGTTTCACTTAAAGATGATTCTTGCGCTTTCTCAATAACCTTGTACTGCTCAGCAAGAGCACAACAAGCGTCCTTTATTTCCAGCATAGACGCATTCTCAGAGGCTTTTCCAACTGTGATGTAGTCCAGATATTCACTTACCCGCTTTGCCAGCATTGGGAACTCAGATTCTGGAATCAACGTCCCAAGGTAGGTTTCTTTGTAATATGTATAATCCGCATATACCATAAGAAACCTCCTTTATTTTCCCGACTTTCTGGACGCCTTTGGCTTAGGGTCAAACGTAGCTTTTTTGAAGTTGAATATCACAGCACTTTGCTCATCAACTAAAACCTCAAAAGTATCATTTTCCTCAACGCGGAAAATAATATCTGCATCAAAAGGAATGTCCTGTTTGGTTGGCGCTCCATTCTTTTTGAACGTCATTACACTTCCGGTTTTCGTCAGATGAAACGGGAAATAATACCCGCTCTGCTCTTCTGGGGCGCTGCTGAATTCCGTATAATCAGGAACATAGTGGAATGTCCCGACTACGGAACCATCTTTCTTAACCTTCAAATCATCACCTACAAGCTCTGAGACTTGTTTCCCCAATAGGGTCTGACTGCTGGGGAAGAGCGTTAAGATGTCAGACCCGATCATTCCCCCGCCGGTGCATAAATAGCAAAGGGAAATGCCTTTGTATTGTCAACATTATAGGCGTTGATCGGGTTGGGGATTTCCCAGCCCAACCGCATAACGGCACGAAGCGCCACCATGTCGTTCTGCATCAAGTTATAGAGGATATCCCCCGTGGATGGATCTTGCACCACGCCGCTGTCGAAAATCTTAAAGGTCATGTCCTGTCGGATGGAATAAACCAACTGGCTCCAGTCACCCACGATGGCAAGGGTCTCCTCCGGGTCATAAGCACCGTTCACGGGGAAATACATGTTCATTCCGTCCAATGCGTAGCGGGTATCGCCCTGCATATCGGTCTTAAAGATAGGCTGACCGTTCTTGTCCACCAGGCCACGCAGCTTGGCGCGCATCTGAATAGCAGCCATCACGCCGTTGGGGATATAGCCGCTTTCCTCCACCTTTGCGATCACGCCACCCTCCCCCATGATGTCCTTGAAAATGTCGCTGGTGGCTGTCACGACTGCACTTGCGGTAGTAGCTGAAGGGACGAGTCCCTCACGCCAAGAGGTGGGCTTATCCGTGCCATAAAGGATGGCAGCATCGATAACCTTACCAAACGCCTCTTGGAGACGGGGACGAACCTCGCCCCAAATGTCATAATCGCTGTCGTCCAATACCGCCTCGGGGATGGGGACGATAACAGCGATCTCCTCGGCGTAAATTTTCTTCTTGTCCCAGGCCATGTTGGTGGTCTTTTTCAGAGAAGACTTGGAATCGGATGCGCCAGTGGTCGCCTCTCCGTTCACAAAGTAGGCGGTGGGCAGGGCATCCAGCACATTAAGAATCTGCGTTTTGCTGGTCATATTGGGCAGCCGCCGGGCCATCCGAAGCACGGCAGATTCCGTAACAGCGCCCTGGATAATCTCGCGGGTCACAGGCTCAGGGATAAGCCCGGAAAGTTTACTTCTGTCAATAATATCGGCCATTGATAGGCTCCTTTCTTATTTGAGTGCGCCCCGTATAAGGGCGTTCATTACATCATTTTCTCCCGTTTGGGGCTTTCCTCCGCCCAAAGGGGCGGTCCAGTCAAAGGTGGTCTTCTTGCGGTCAGCGGTGAGTGCGTCCACGGCCTGCTCGAAGGTAGTCTTATCGTCTACCATCTTCCCGGCCTTAAATGCAATAAATTCTGCCTCTTCCCCACTAAGACCCTTTTTAAGTACATATAAATCTCTTTTGAGCTGGTCTCTTTCGTTTTCTGCTGCGGTCAGTTTCCCGGAAAGAGCCTCTCTCTCCCCAGTCAACCGTTCCCACTTATCCCTTTCAGACTGCTGATTTTCTTTCCATATCCGGAACGCATTTAACTCAGCTTCATCCGGGATACCCTTTGTTGCCTTTGCTACCGCTCTTGCTTTTTCTTTACTGATAAGCGCGTCAACTTCGGCCTGAGTAAAGGTCACCTCACCACCTGTCCCCGGTGTCGGGTCCTGTACAACAGGATTGTTAATAGGTTCAGCCATTTTACAAACCTCCGTTTTTTGTTTTTGGCCCGTCGGCCACCGTTTAACGCCCGTCGGCATAAAAAAACGAGCCATTAACTACCGAATATGGTAGTCAATGGCTCAATGGCTCTCGATCAGTTATATTTGATTTCTCCAGACCAATTACATCTGGTTCCATCTTGTCTTTTTTGTTTGCACATAACATATACGCCACACGCCCCAGGTTTCACTGGATGGATTTTCTTCCCGCAATTCGGACAACAAAACCATGTTTCCCCGTTTATCTTCTTGATCAATATGTAACCGCCGCCCTTTCGTATTGTGTTGGAAGTCCAGCTTTTTTGCTGAACGCATCATAATATTTCCGAAGCCTTTTAATTCGAATATTTACAGCTTGCGCGTCCGCTGAAAGCGCCGCAGCTTCATACGCCTTAGCTTCTCTTCGTAGTTTTCTAAGCGTTCTTTCCACTCTCCGCTGCTCCTGACTTGCTTCATATTGATTATATTCTTTCCCTTGATAAGCGAAGGGCGGTTTATCTATCTTATTTAAGTCCTCATCTGTATAGGTTCGATAAGATACTCCTTCTATATACGGATAATATCTGTGGTAGCAATTCCACCCTCCGAGACCGGCACCCTGTCCAAAACCTGTTGTCAACTCAAAGTCTTTATACTTTCCTTTTGACGTTTTCGGCTTCTTTGACCAACGATATACTTTCCCTTGCCATGACGCATGGTTCTCAATCCCATACCCGGTGTTTCTTGCACCTGCATGAGCTGTTACCTCTACGAGATCGGTCTCCAAATCGTCTTGTAATGTTTCCATATAAACTGTATTCATTCGATTTATGCTGGACATTACCGCCCGCCGGACGGACACATCTACTTGATCTCTATGTCCACTTTCCCAGTCAACCGTTTTTAGGCCGCTATCCGCCAGACCCTTCACAGCTTTCCTGATAGCCGAGTTATAATCAATCGCACCAGACATAATCTCAAGTTCCGCCTGGTCTAACGCCCATTGATATGCCTCCAACGCAGACATGACTTTTGGGGACTTGCTCATCCCAACAAAACCCATCGAACGAGTGATATTCCTATATTCTGAAAGGGCTTGCTTTCTAATCGCCTCAACATCCACGTCGTTAATCATCAACTTTGGCGTTGTAATCGCTGCGATTGTCAACATTTCCTTCGCATAATTTTGATATCTTGAAACTACATCATCAAGTAGTTTATTTAACTCTTTCTCTCCAATCTCAGTTACAGAAGATATTGCTTCTTCAATTTCTTTGAGATCAATTCCATGACTTCTTAATGCTCTGATTGCCTCAATTGTTACCTCATTAAGTTCTCCTGCTTTTTTTAGCCTTTTACATATCTCAATAAGAAGTGTATCTTCGAGCCCCCTAAACAGCTTTGCGAGCGGTTCTGGCATCGAATCTAAAACTTCTGGAGTGAAAGGATATCTCGGCATTACTCCACCTCATCCTGCTCCTCGTCAGTCATATCTTCCATGCGTGGCAGCATCTTTTTAGCGGTCTTTTCATCTTCATTATACCACTTCATACGATATTCCCAGTCATTCATGATTCCGGCAGCCAAGTCTTGCCGATCATTGTTACGCTCAGTTGTCTTGTCCTCAATGATGGAATCATCAAAATCAATAGTAACTTTTGCATCCTCGTTCAACCCCGCATCCATAGCTATGTTGCCCAATCGCAAAATGATCCGACACAATTCCCTGATAGCCTGCTCTAAAATAATTTCATGCTTTTTTATCGTTCGAAACATAGTGCTATTTTCACTAATAACTTGAGTTGCCGTTGTAAGATTCCCTCCGTCAAAACGGTAATAGGTTTCTCCGAATCCGCACTTGCTTGACAAAAGATTTAGTTGAGTTTGGATGCCTGTCGTATGTTCATTGGTCCGCAAAGTCATATCAATTTGGGTAATCACTGCACCATCGTCTGAAATGTCTTCGGGAAGTACATAAAAAGACAAATCATCAGGGTCAAAAACCGGTTCCCCATCTATATATTTTGTCGCTGCCGGTTTCACCATGATTCTCTTTTTGCCAAGGATGAACTCATTTACGTAACTGTCAAATGCAACGTCTACACCCTTTAAGTTATCAATAGCGTTCGCATACACCGGAATACCAAGCGGAATAGAATAGTCTAAATTGTTTGCAATGTTGGGTCGATCAATAACAAATTGTCGCTTTCCAGAACCGGTGTGAACAACAGGTGGAACCGTCTCGAAACCAGAGACAGAAGACAGAGATACTTCTTTATCTACATTTCCATTCCTATATAGATAAATCCGATTTTCTATGTCATAAAATCCATTGACTTTATGATGAATTTGCAGGTAACAGTAATCTTCCCCATCAACCGTGACAATACTATCAAACGCGCATTCTATGATAACCCCGTTTTGCCAAGACAGCGGCCAAATATGTTCTACAGTCACATAATCAATGATTATCCCAGCTGCACTTCCTGGAATAGGACCTTTTTCCGTTGCCTTCATGCCAACAACACGTGGGATAAATGCTACCGTTCCAAGGGCAAAAGCGAATTCCTGCATTTCATTGGATTTTACCCTAAAGTTGTTCTCTTCAAAAACTCGATCAATAAACGCCTGTTCCTTAGACCCCTCCAGCGTAATTTCCACCCGCTCATTCATGAGCAAGTTTGCCCAATCTTCTGATACCTTCTTCCCCATATTGAGGGAATATCTCTTGCACCGGACGATACCGCTTCCGTTCCGTATTTTATATCGATGGAACCCCTTCACATCTCCCTCGTGCCAACTTTTCCATTCTTGCACTTTGGAATAAAAACTCTCATTGATAGTTGTGTAACCTAATTCTTTTAACTTGTCTGCAATGGTCATTCTTTCACCTCATAACCGGAAAATGCCGGACCATAATCGTATTACAAAAGTACCTTATGTCATCCATTGCATGATCATCTTCTTTAATTACTTTGTCTACCGTAGAATCTTCATCCCAACGATATAATCTAAACTCTCGGATAGCATCTTTGCAACTACGATGTATTTTGAGACGACCATCTTTCAAATAAACCGATGTTCTTCTAATTCCATCCATAACATTGTTATTTGCTTTTACCACTTGGAATTCTCCGTGGCGAAAAATTGTCGTAATGAATGAGGCGGCAGAAGGATCAACTATAACGTAATCCACATTATATCCCTTCGCTAAATCTCGTAATGCCTGATAATACTCTTCGTCTGTTTTTTGTATGTTGGTTCTTCGTCCGCTGTGATAGTATTCTTTGATCCGAACCGCCCCTTGTTTTGTCACGCACCACAGCCCAGCGGAGAAAGGATTCAGCGTGCCATAATCTACGGAAATATAATATCGACCTGATGCAGGCTCTTCATCCACCACACAATGCTCTCCAAAATGCGGATATACCAGCCCCTCCGCCGGAATCCACAACCCTCTAATGAACCGATCATAAAACACGCCGGAAAACATGGATTCATACTGCTCAATGACCTTCTCCGTCAGCCCTGGGTTATCTCGCATGGTAAAGTGAAGATACAGTGCATTTCTTTTATCATGCTTCTTAATCCATTCCAAATAAAACCAATGCTGCGGACTTTCTGGGTTGCAGGAGAACCATTTCTTGTTTCCATCTACAGAACAACGCGCCAGGGCCTGTTCCACGAAGGAACGGGGCATAAGCGCAACCTCATCCAATAGAACACCTGCCAGCGTTCGCCCTTGGATCAGTGCTGCGCTGCTTTCATCCTTGCCGCCAAACACCTCAAACCAATTTGTCGTAGTTCCCCGGCGCACCTCAAGGATCTTCTCTGATCGGCGCCAACGCATGGTATACTTTTCTTTTGCCAGCGTCATAGCTGTGAAAGGGACAATAATATTCTTTGAGCATGAATCAACGGTTTTCCCACAAATACCAAACCGCTGACCAGAGAAGTTTTCCATGGCCCAGCGAACAAACGCCCACATCATGATAGAGGTTTTGCCTGATCGGACTGCACCATCGCAGATAATGGCATCATATTTGGAGTATGGAAACGCAAGGATTTTCTTTTGTTTTTCTGAAATCATACTCTTTTATTCCATGCTGCAATCGCTTCTTCTGCCCCATTCCGCTTAACAACAACCTCGCCATTCTCGTCTTGGTATATGTCGCTTTTAAATGACTTAATTTGGCAACATCCATTCGGGCACTCAACCGTCCACCCATCCAAAATCGAAGTTGGAACGCCTCCACACCCGGTTAAAACACGGCGCAGCTCGCCAGGTCCCCCGCAAAACGGACATTGTTTTAATTTAACCATCGCTTTCCAACTCCTTTGCCATCTCTCGCAAGCTCTGGCTCAAACCATCTTCCTTTGCATCATTCCCAGGACCACCGCCAAAGGCTGTGAATTTATCAATCAGTGTCCCAAGTGCCGTTGTGACCTCTGCGGCGCTGCGCGCATTCTGAATCTTCTCTGGAAGAACGGAAAGTCCTACCTCAATAATATCGCATACTGCTTGCCTGCGACTTTCCATGTAGGCCAGGATATCGGCTGTATTTTCTTCCTTTTTTTGCCTGAGCTTCTCCGCGAAATCCTCAGATGCCTCCACGACACGCCGAGCAGTTTCCCCACACACATGATTTCTTTTGGCAACTGCGTTGTAGCTGCCAAGTTCCAGATAATCAGCGACTATTTTCTTTTTCTGCTTATCTGTCAACCGTGCAGCCATAACTAACCTCATCAATAAAAATCTATTTTTGGTGGTTCCTCTTGGAATCGAACCAAGGCCCGGCAGTTATGAGCTGCCTGCTCGACCTTCGAGCTAAAGAACCAGATACCCCTTTCGGGGTGTTCTGGGAGTAAGGTTTATATCTCCATGTTTGGATACACACTTTCCCATACTTTCATGTGGTAAATGTTTACTTCTCCGTAATTGGCGTCGAAAATTTTTCTCACACCGTATCCCATCCGCTCACTTGCCTTTTTTAATTTTCTCCAATCAAAATCCTTATGGGATCGTCCATTCATGCGAGCAACTCTTTTAATGGAGTACCATTCCTTGCTGCGGTCCAGTTCGGCCTCCAGTGATTTTCTCCTATCCTGTTCCTCTTTCAGTACAGTACACAGCCGGATCATAATATCCGGATTCATGATTGCCGCCTCCAGGGTTTCAGGGGTCATGTAGGCTCCGTGCTTGCGAATAGATGGGATTACTTCGGACGTAATCCATCGCTTGAACCGCTTTGCCCCAGGCAGTTTGCTGGAGAGTACCAGGGAATACAGACCGCTCTCGTTGATGATGACCATTTTCTGATTCCCACCAGGGGTCATCAATTCGGTGACCCCTTTATCCTCTTCATCAACATGATTCGCTACGGCATTGGCAAGAGACTTCCCCTCTCCATACCCCAGCGCCGTTGCAACGTCTTTCCCGACGAACCAAGGTTCGCCCTTTACCTCTACAGTCCGAATCTTTCCAAACTCGGGATTGTTAAAAATTATCAGTTCGTTCACTCGAGAGTTCTCCTTTCATATATTTAAGAAAGGCGGCGGGAGCATACTCCGCCATGCGTTTCCTCTCAAATTGTTAGATGCATCGCCTCAACCCTCATGCGGACGGGGCGGCATATATACCCCTTTCGGGGTATGTTGCGGGTTTTGTCAGGCTTTCCGCAGGCCTGTTTACACTTCCGCACGCACCTTCTCTGAAATGGTCTGCGTCTCCAACCACAGGTTTCAGAGAAATGGCGAATGGCGCGTGCTTCGGTTCACTTTGCGGCCGCAAAGCAATTTGCTGATTCGATGGGAGCACAATCTCCTTCCATCAAATTTCCCCAGCTGGGAATGGTCACCCGTTTTGGAGTTGCACCAAAATCCGCTCTGGCCGGGTGATAGGGAGGCGAGAACAAGGATCGCGCTCCCAAAGAAAAAAGAGGTACGCCCGATATTGAGACCGCCTCGGAGCCGGGCGAAGGAGGAAGAAAATCTTCTGTTTTATACATAGCGAGAAAGAAAATTTATTTTCTTTCTCGCGTATATGTATAAAACCATTTCCTGCTTAAATTATATCGCAGCCCTCCATTTCGGTCAAATTGTTAGACGATCTTAACACTTTGTTTACAATTTTAATTTTGTCTCTGTGTACGTAATTCCAACTGCATACGCTGCCCATACATCGGAAGAGAACCCATAGAACCAATCTGGGTTCTTTTTCGTCCCCTTCCCGTTTTTCAGATCATGGGTTGCAAATCGGTCAATCAGTGCGCGGCGGATATTGGCATCCTTGGCCCTGCTGTCATGGCAGAGATGGAGCTTTTCATCCTGGCGGTATATGTAGTCCACTGGCTTCTGTGCTGCTTGCGTGAATCTCCCAACCCATTCGCAGGTTTCAAAAACATTGCGTCCAACCGGCATGCCGTAGCTTGCCAAACGCTCAATCACCACAAGATCATACTTCTCCAACTGGAGAATCAAAAGGACTATGGCATTTTGTTCTTTGCCAAACCGCAGCGGACGTAGATCCTCGCTGTCTATGAAGCAATAGGCGCTCTGCTTGTCCCCTGGGTCAATCGCTAAGATTGTCATTCATTGCCCTCATGCTGTCAAATATCCTCATCAAGATCGTAGTGGTTAAACACCCACCGCAGGACCTCCACTAACCCGTCTTTATCAAAGTTGTAGTGGTCAAGCAGCCACCACAGAGCCTTCGCTAACTCGTCTTTTGTAACGCTACTGCAACTCTCCATGTATGCCACCTGTTCAATGGCAAGTCTCCTTGTTTTGAAGGGAATGCGTTCGTCGGTCAACCCTGTTTTTATAATATTTACGGCCTGATCGGGAGAGACATTGGAAGTTGGAAAAAGGATTTTACTGCTCATGCTGTCCGCCCTCCCCGTCGTGGATGGAGCCGATTCTTTTCAACATCAACCATTCGATATTTTCAATCGTGAGGGGTGTCCCAATTCCAGTCTCACCGTGTTCTCTGGCAAAGTAACCGCCATCTTCAAAGCCGACAACGTATGTGTGTTCCATTCCATTCTGGCTTTTAAGTAGGTCGTCACAGAAAATAGGTTCCTCTGATTCATAATCTACTTGGCCGGTGTACTGACAAACTGTGGATGGGTCTACCTCAACTCGCGTTCCTGCAATATCGTGAATATCACAAATCTCATGTACATTAAGGACACCTACCGGCCCTATATAATACCCTTCTACCCATTCAGCATTACTCAGCCGCTTGGCTTTGAAAAGGATTTCTCTCATTCTGTACCTCCGATGATCTCGTCAAGGGTGATGATTTCATTTGGGCGAAGAGAAGGGAACAAAGAGGGGTCGAGTGTTGCAATGACAAGTTTCCTGTTGAAAACTCTAATGCCGAAGCCATACATCTCAATGCTTTCTGCCTCTGAGTATAACATCTTGATAGCCTTCGCCCTCTCCACCTCCTGCTCCGTCCAGCGGAGCTTGCGGATGATGCAATCGGGGTGATTGATAATGTAACAAAGTTCGCTGGAGGCCACTTCTCCACCATGTACATTTCTAATTTCTCCATCTGTGCCGATAAAATAACTTTTCACGTCGTCAAATGGGAAATCATTAAAACCAAATGGCTCTCCCACCTCAACCTCCAGCACCTCACAAATTCTCGGCTTGTCCATGTTGGCCTCCTCCTTTTTTGCGACTGAATTGCGACTTTTTTGCGACTGGTCGCAATCATCCTCTACCACCTCATAACCCATCAAGCGAGCAGCTTCATTTGGGTTGTCATTTATCCAGGTGGAACACATACCTTTTGTTTTATTCAATATAGGACAAAACAAACAAGACAAGTTAGCACAAAATCCTGACTTTTCACAGTCATTATGTACTACTTCATATACTTCTTGCGTATTCGGATTCCGAAACTTCATTGCTCGTCCTCCTTATCCATACGAGCGCCGCACGTTGGACAGTATGGCATATTCTCAAATGTTAGCGGCTGTGTTCCAGCACAAACAGAGCACCTAACTCTTGAAATGATTCCGCTTGCGGTTGAAACCCTTTCCCATCTCCCGTGCCTCACCTCCGCAACGTCGGCGGTGGGGAGATCTGACAGCATGGCTTCAATCTCGGAAGAACTAAATTTCCCAGGTTTGTAAATAATAGTGCATCCATCTGATCCATCATTTTCCGGGCTAACCGGATAAAACAGGTCAATTGCCTGTTCTCTCTCAATATACTCCTTCATTCCTGTTTCCTCCATGTACTGTACGGGGCATGATATAGGCTGCCGCCTCCTGTTTTAACCATAATTTGTGGAGCGCTGGCAGTAGGCGTATAAATTTTAACTATAACCCCACATACTCCACTCAGCACACAGACCACCTTATCACCAATGTTCATTCCTGCTCCCTCCGTAGTGCGGCCTCGGCTTCCTCGCGGGTCAGAAAGACGGTTTTTCCAAACGCCAAGTCCCAACGAACCCTTTGTGTTGTCGCCCAATCGCAGTCAATGTCTGTCCAAATTCTCGGCTCTGTATATCCGTTCACGAGAAACTGTCCGATGCGCTTTTCTACGACTTCATCACAGAACGGCATATATACCTTACTACCAACCTCGCACGGCATCACCACACACCGCCCCTCCCTGTCCGCCTGGGCCAATTCGCGGATTCTTTTAAGGGGAAGTTCGCCACAAGCGTCTACATAAAGGTCTCTCTGCTTTGCAAGCAGTTCTATCTCCTCCGGCTCCAGGCCAGTTTCCTCATAGGCGGCGAGGCGGTCAACAGCTTTGTTTATCACCTCTTGTTGGATAGGGCTGATACAATCAATACAATCTTCCAGTACATACTTTAATTTCTCCGTCAACTTTTCCATGTTATTTCTCCTTCTGATCACGCGGCTTCTGAATATTCCATCTTGCTGTGCCGCCAGGATATTTTAACGGGATAACCATGATTCCGTTCTCTCTCATGATTTCCTTCATCCGCTCCAACTCGGTCTCTTGCTCTTTCAGCAACGTGTCCCGCCGTTCCAATTCTGCGGCCTGCTTGGCAATCAGTTTTGATTTCTGTTCCAGCTCGGCCCGCAGCTTCTCGTTTTCATCCTGGAACGTGGAGAGGCTGGTAGCAGCATCAAGCGCAACGCCCCTTTTCAATTCTTTCCCTTCAAAATATTCATTTAGTTGCTCAATCAACTTCTCAACATCCATCATGTTTCCTCCTCTCCCTCCGGCGGGCATATTCCGCCCCATTGTTCGGCCATCGCACGGGCAATGCCCGGGAATGTTTTGGAGCGTATTTTGGGGTCGCGTTCTTTGCCTCCTTGAAAACGCCGGTAATTCCCGTGCGCGTCCTTACATCCGCCGTTTACATATGGCTTATGCTCGTCCAGTATATCCGTCGGTTGCAGCGGCGGAAGCCCTTTGAGCCACAGACACGTCCGTTTGCTGTACGGGTGCCCATACTCATACGGCTGTATGGCCTGTGTGTATGGAGGCAGGTCTACAAGCTTCATGGGAGTCGGGTTTTCCACCGCTATGCGCGGACAATCCGCGTTCAGAAATTTCAGGAAAAATTCCCTGGCTTCCATCGCCTTTTCATACCGATCCGGAACAATTTCACCATTTACCCTCATGCGGACGGCCCCGGCTTTTGTCAGGTAAGTACATGGCGGATGCGCGATAATCAAATCCCACCGTATTTTCAGCAGTTCCAGTGCATCGCACTGCAAATGCCATTCGGGATGCCCGCCCGAACACTGCTCTATGTCACAGCTGTATGCTTCATGCCCCAGCGCCCGGAACGCCTTGCAGACCTCCTGTGACTCTTCACAGGCAACCAGTACTTTCATGCTTCTCCCTCCGGCGGGCGGCGGTACAGATTATAGGTCACTCCTAAACCCTTAATAGGCACATAGACTTTTTGCCATTCTCTGAAAATTATTTTATCCTGCGTAACAGCCTTGATAATATGCCACCCGCTTTGCAGCAGTGGGTCAAAGACTTTGAGATATACAGGCTCGTCTTTTATCTCCCGCAGCTGCTCCAGCGTCAGCGGCTCGTTCGGCGGGGTGATGGTGAACATTCCTTTTGTGATACTCAATCCTTTCCCCCCAGCGTCGCCAATTCCCCGCCGCAAGCCATATACCCCGCGCCATCAATCCAGCTATCTACGTGCTCAGGGTTTACAGAGGCCCGGGCAATCTTGAGCAAGGCCATCAGGGCCGCCACATCCTCCGGGTCTAACTGCACATGGACCCCAGCGGCAACACACTTCGCACTGAGGTATGTGTGCCAAAATTCCGCAATCAAACGGAAGTTGTTTTCTGGGCTTCCGTGATCCTGTTCCCGATCTCCGCACACGCACCTCTCCGCAGCGGCGAGAATTTCTTTTCTTGTCATGGGGTTCCCTCCTTCTTCTTCCTTGGCATTCCAAACCTCTGCGCCATATAACACTTCCTGCCACAGTAGATGTCCTTGCCTGTGGTTGAGAGAAATTTTTTTTTACACACCGGGCAGGTTTTGATCTTCCATGTCTCTCTGTCCATTGCTCCACTCCTGATAGATCCGGCTGGCCACCACATCCCGGCTGCCCTGGTACTTTCCGTGATACTGTCTTAAAATCTCGCCGGTGGTGGTCTGATAATAAATTTGGCAAATCTCCATGCCGGGGTACACCCGCACCGGCTGCACGCAGGTCAGTTCCAGGGTCCAGTTCCCAGAAAAGCCCACATCGCCAAACCCGGCGGTCACGTGGACAAAGATGCCCAGGCGTCCAATGGAGGACCGGCCCACCAGCATGGGGACCAGGTTGTGGGTCTCGGTATATTCCATGGTTTTAGCCAGGTAGAGCCGCCCAGGGTGCAGCACCAGGCCCTCCTCTGGGATCATCAGCCGCCCCGTCCGGTTGTCCTGCTTCGGGTCCAGGACAGCCTCCTTGTAGGCCATCAGCTCGGGGGACAGCCGCAGGTTGTAGCTGTTTGATCCCAACCGGGATTCCTCCCAATCGCTGATGATGATGTTGCCCGCCTCCCGTTGGAGTTTGATTTCGTTGCCGGTTAGAATCATGTCGTCTCCTCCAGTTTTATCTGTTCTGGTTTGAATGCGTTGTCTTTGATGTCCACATAACGTACGGTCCCGTATTTCTCCAGGTCACAGGCAATCGCCTCCCGCGTCCCTTCGGGATTCTCAAGGCTGGACGGAATGGGCCGCAGTTTTACGGTGATCTCCCACATGGCTCAAAGCTCCAACAGGCGGCAGAGGGTCCCCTCTACCCGGGCCATGGCATGCCGTGAGAGATAGTCCTTTCTGCGCTGCAAGCTGCGCTCTGGCAGCGATTTGACGTGCTCCAGGACCGCCACATAGGTTTGGCCTTGGACGCTCTCCACGGCGATATGGGACGCCGCCGCGTAGCGTTCCCGGGACACCAAGGGCGCCGCCACCACGCACCCGGTTTCCCGGTTGTTCTCGGCGGAAGAGAGAATCAGCACCGGTCTGCCATAGTCCTTCTTTCCGCCTCGGTATCGGTCGGTCAAGTAAATTTCGCCTTTGTGAATCATGCCTGCCTCCTTGCTGTGCGCCAGTTTCTTGCTCTGGAACAGTCAACGTAATATCCTCCTGCCATCTCAAACAGCCTTGAGCCGATGGCTTCATCGCCCCGGAGAATCGCCTCCAGCGTGTTCTCGCTGGAAAGGATGGTGGGCTTTTTGCTGATGTATCGCGCGTTAATCAGCTCGAATGCCAGGTGAACATCCGCCGGCCGAATTTCCCCCTTCCAGAAGTCATCCAGATAGAGCAGCGGCGTATTTTTCAAGGGTTCGGTTTCCTCCCGAAAATCGTCCCGGTCATTTCCAACCGCCTTGGCCCTTCGCGCAAACTCCCGCCACGAAACATACAGGCCGGGTTTGCCGCCCTCAACGATGGCCCGGAAAATGGTGGTGCATAACGTCGTTTTCCCGCAGCCCGGGGTCCCGCAGATGATGAACCAGGAGGGATCTCCCGCCGCGATTTGCTGTACGTAGTCTTGCGCCATGGCAAGTGCTCTCCTCTGCCAGTTCTCCGGCGTTTTCCAGTTCTCCCAGGTGCAAGCCGCCAAGGCATCCGGCGGGATTCCGCTGCGGTCCATGACCCCCATGGCGTCACGGATGCTCTGGCATTTGCAGCGCTGAAACCGCAGCGCCCCATTTTCCTCCACCGTCATGTACCCGCCCCGGTCATGGCACGTGGGGCAATGATAGCCTTTCAGCGTCCCGGGGGTCGCGTTGAAAAGTTCCGCCCGTTTCCGCTGTGCTGCGAAGAAATCAAAACGGCTCGTCGTCCCAGCATCCGTCGGTTGCGGAGGGAAGCTTGTCGATGATTGGGCCCTTGTTGGGAAGTCTTGCAAATGGATCATCCTCCTTTGCCCGCTTTTTCTTCTCGTCCTGGAGCCGGGTTACCACCCAGTTCAGAATGGCTCTGTAATCGCTCTTGTAGGTCTTCCCCGTCGCCCCTTTGTAGTTGTCCAGAATCTCGATCAAACGCTCGGTGTCGGCGGGGCCATGAGTGTCAAGCAGCTTCTGGTGCTCGGCATTGGTCATGGAAACAAACTCCGCCCATTGGACCTTGGGCTCTTGTTCGGATTCTCCGGCAGTTTTTTTCTTCTCCGTTTTCGCGCGCGCCCTTTTACGTGGGGGGGCGGGAGAGAAAGGGGGATTATAGGGGGATAGAGAGATAGGGGTTTCAGGGGAAAGAGAGGAAGGGGGAAGAAAGGGGGGAAGAGAGGGCGGGGGTGGGTTACTGTAGCGGTTACTGTAACGGTTACTGTAACGCTCTCTGTACTTTTTTACCCTGTCCGCAGTCTTTTTCCGGGCTGCAATCTTCTTTCGGATTGATGTCAAGGAATCTCGTTCCGCTTCCCCCCAATCCTCTGCTGCCTCCCCCCCAGCAAGAAGGGCGAAAAACACCCTATCTCGCTGGATGCTGGAGAGGTTGAGAAGCAACGTCCTGTCCTCTTCTGTGAAAGAAAGTGTAATCATCTTTTGCCTTCTTCCCTGTTGAAATCATAAGCGAATCCCAGAAGTAGAGATCGAACCCCCGCGTTTGGATAAAAAGGCTTTCAATTCGTCTGGGGAAAAGTAAACCCGGCTGCCAATGTTGACTGCTTGAATATCCTGAGATTCCCTCAACCTATCCAGAGTATCGGTGCTGATATTAAGGGCCTGAGCGGCCTCTTTCCGGGTCAACAGCAATTTTTCCATTTTAGACTCCTTTCTCAAAACGGAAACGGTCCGTCGCCACTGTCATTGTCCCAGGGCAAGGGCCCATCATCAGGAATGGCGGCGAAACCGTTAGAGGGCGCTGCGGCCTTTTTCAAGGGCTTGTCCGGGGGCAAGATGTATTCCCCGCTGCGGACCCGATCTGCGCTCATGGCGCGGAAAGGACGTACCGTCCATCCGGTTTTCCCGTTATAGGACCATTCCTCATTCCGGAAGAGGATGCCCACCAACTTTCCCACCAGGGAAGTTTCCTCCCAGTTCCAGGTGTACCCGGGGTTGGAGTGCTCAAAGGCGGTGGTCAAGCCTTTGAAGGAGCTCTTTGTCCGTTCGTCGTTGTCAGTCCCATCGTCTTTGGGCAGGAAATGACGCAGAACTCCCTTCCACTTTTTATCCTGCATGGTGTTGGCCTTAAACTCTTTGGAGAAGAACCCTCTCTGCTCTCCCTCCTCAATGTCGAAGAGGATCAGCAGCTGGGGACCATAATTGGTATCCGCAAAGGATACCTGCTTGACCCGGCAGACATAGGCGTCCAGGGGGAGTTTGGGACGGTCATAGAACTCCTGCACGGAATCCCAATTTTTCGGTTTTTGAATCATGGTTTTTGTTCCTCCTTGGTGTAAAATATAAGGGGGCACCTGCTCCCGATGTATTTGTCTGGGTACTCGCAAATTTCCCCGTTGAGACCGCAGCTGCGGTAGTTGCGGCGGTAGTATTTGCACTGATAGCAGCTAATGTCCACGTTATCCTTAAAGTCAACGGGAAACGTCACCTCAACCATGGCGCGGGCGCGGATATATTCCTTCACCCCGCGGGAGAATTCAGCCATTGTCTGTCGCCTCCTTGGGAGATGTGGTGGGGAGCAGCCCCCAATACTCTCTAATCTGCTGATCGACAAATTTCAGGTCATTCTCAATCTCCAGGTCAAACATTTCTTCCGGCGACTTGGAAATGTCCATTCCATTGGATTGGGTGCGGAAAAAATGGCGTTCCCCTTCCACCATGCAGCGCAGACAGATTGTGACCATCCCCTCAATGCAAACCTTCTCGTCCAGCAGCTTTCCAATGGTCCGCAGCTTGGTTTCTCCAAAATCGGATGTAGTTTCGTGCATGAGGATATAGACGATGACATCCTCTGGAAGCTGTGCCTGAATGAACATCAGCAGCCACCAGAAATTGTCCGCGATATCGTTGTAGAGGTCGAACGTAGAACTTCCCGCCTTGGGTACGGAATGACCTTTCATGAAAGTGTTCGTCAAAAGGTACCCAGCGTCATCAATGACAGCGGTTTTGGTGGGCATCTTTTGCAGGCCAGTGGTAATGGTCTGGTAGCTGTCTGTCTTCATCTGGTATCGGAAGGTCCCGGGGAAAGGCAAGCGTTTGCCCACCACGTTAATCAAAAAGATTTCATCTGGGGCAAAGTTTTTCAGGGAACGGGACTTCCCAGACCCGCTCTTGCCATAGATCAAAACTGGAATCCCGATAAGTCATTCCCCCTTTTCGCCGCAGTCCAGGTATTCCTGAAATAGGTCCAGCTTCTCATCCAGATAGGCCGACATGGTGAAACTGTTATATAAGAACATGTAATCCATGAAGTCATCCAGGCATGTGTCCATGATAAAGTTCCGGCATGTCCTGGCAGAAACCTCTATAACCACCTTTTTGGGGAAAAAGTTGATTCGTTCCTCCATCTTGACAAACCTCCAATTTTTGTTACAATAAAGTTAAGCGGAAGAAACATAGCTTATTTTTTCAAGTATTCTCCTTTCTGAACTCTGCCGGTGCTGCAAACCGGCAGAGTTTATTTTTCGCCTTTTCCACGGAGTTCTTTTTTCCATCGGGTGATAACCGTGGTATTCACGCCGTAATGGTCGATCAGCTCATGGTATCGAAGAAGCTTCTCCTTCTCTGGGAAGTCCTCCGGCATGGGAATAAGGGGGCGGCCCTGCTTCGTGCGAAACTCACGCGGACAACGCCCGCTGCAATCTGGATTGGTACAGTGCAAGCACTGCTGGATTTTCTCCGGGGAATCCCATCCAGGGTAGATTCCATTGCGTTTTCGGCGTTGGCCGGGAATGGGTTCAGAGGGCGCGTCGGCCCATGGCTTCCTCCCTTCGGTCTGCACCTTGACCCCGTTGATCTTCACCATATCCCCACCCCCTTTCGCACCTGGGGCAGAGATATACCTTCTCTCCAGGTTCCAGGGCGGACACGTTCCACCGCTGCTTGCACCGGCGGCAGAGGCGATACACCGCGCCCCTCATACCACACGGAAGGGAATGCCCCGGCGGGCCAAGGCGGCATTGATCCGGCTCTTCCCTACCTCCCTTCTGCGCCGGGCCTCCTGGCGCTTTCTGGCCGCTGGGGCAATGGCCCGCAGCAGGATGTCCATATCATGGCGTTGCTTGATTTCTTGTACTGGGTTCATTCCAAGTTCTCCTTTCTAAATTTTCCCGGCATGAATGATTGTTAAGTAATCCTCATCTGTAAAGCGAAGCGCTTCCCCCATAAGGATCAATTCATTGAGGGTAAACTTCCCTGGGTCTTTTCGACGGGCCTGCAATGGAGGTCTCGTTTGCAATCCGATGAGCATCGCAATGTTTTCTTCTGTCAGTCCAGCTCTTGCTTTTCCGATACGATACACAACGCCGAATTCATCCCGCCACCGGTCCACCCGGTTTTGCTTCTTCCTTCCCATTGTTTCGCTCCTTTCTGGCTGTCTCAATGTCAGAGACATTACAGCAGATAAAACAGATAGAATAGAAAATCTATTGACTATTCTGTTGAATTGGCTTTTGACAAAAACTCTGTAAAGTCCCCTTCAAATTCAAAGACTACTTCAAGCTCTGTGCTCCCGTGCATGGAGCTTGAAATTTTATAGTCCTTGATTTCTATGCTCTCGCCGTTCATCTGAAAAAATGATCGGCTCCCAAACTTGCCGATTGTAACATCCACTTTTGTCACCTCCTCCCTATTACATCGGTAAGCATTGTTATTAGTCACTAAAACACAAACTTAAATATTAGGGGCATGACAAGCAGGGTCAATAAAAACAACCACGCTACAAAAAGTAGCATTGCAATATCGGTGATATCTGCATGTCGAAATCGGGACTTTAACCAATCCCAAAAACTTTTCATTCCTTGATTCATCCTCCTTCTATGCCTATTGTTTATAATTTTATTGCCCTTTCCTATTGTCTGTGTTATGCTGGTCCAAAAAGCTTTTCCACTGTACTTTTCAATGCTTTGGCTATCAGGATTGCTACCGAAACAGCAGGGTCTTGCACGCCCTTTTCGATTCTCTGATAGCTTTTCAGGGATATACTTGCAAATTCAGCGATTTCTTGCTGCGTCTTACCTTGCAGTTCCCTACATTCTCTTAAACGAGTATTCATTTCCCCTTCCATTCTCGGACATATATGTCCCGCTCGTTACGTTCATTATAGGACATATATGTCCGCTTTGTCAACAGATATTTTGAGGTGTTTTCTATGGATTTTTCGACACGATTAAAGGAACTTCGGAAAAGCAAAAAGTTGAATCAAACGGAAACTGGAAAAATTGCAGGAATCACCAGCAAGCAAATTCAGCGGTACGAAACTAACGAAAGCGAACCAACGCTTTCTGTTCTTGTATCCCTCGCCGACTACTTTGATGTCAGCTTAGATTACCTGGTCGGCAGATCGAATAGCCCGAAGAGATCAGATTGATTCCATCTCATGTGAAAACGTTTACAATAAAACACAGCCAAATAAAAGAAATATCAGAAAACAATGCAAAGCAGGCAACAATGTTGCGCCAATTTGTATTATCTTCTTGACCACTTCCTGGAGTTATGCTCAAAAGCAACCATCTTAAATTTGCTATAATCGTGATGACGAAATGACAAATTATGTAAGTGTTTATTGGGAATTGACCTCTTTTCTTCCAACCCAGCGCATGAGGGACGGTCCCATAAAAGAAAGGAAACGAAGCATCAAGGGGGGGAGATGCTGAAATAGATTCCCGTGGGAACCGCCCCTCATACGCTGGATTTAGTTATTTCTATTATCATCCTGCTTTCAGGAATAGTAATCGGAAGGTTTCCCTCCCCTTTGGTGTTACCAAGGTCTGTGTCCCAGTCCATTGGGTCTTCTCGTTGAAGCACTCTTTCAATTCAAACAAACCGTTGTTAACATGAACCTGATAGGGCATCAGCTTACCTTTTTTGTCCCGGTACAGGTATTTACGAGAAAGAAGGAAAGAAATAAACTCTTTCGGTTTGATCCCGAGTTCCTTGGCTGTTTCCCGAAGACCTGTTAAAAGATTCCGGTCTACCAAATCGTCAAAGTAGTCCGCCTTTGGCTGCATGATCTGGTTTTCCACCGTCAGGGCGGACAGTCGGACTTTCTGATTCTCGATGGTCTTGTTCGCCATAATGAGCGCCGCCGCCATGAGTTCCTCGGGGGTCATGTTCTCCTGGCCGTTGATGTACCCACCGTTCTTGCGGATGGAGGGGAGAACCTCATCAAAAATCCAGCGTTCAAATTGATCCGCACCTGGTAATTCTGACCTGGCAGCCAGGCGGTAGATATCACCCTCGGGGATAAAGTTCATTTCCTGTTCTCCTCCGTTTGTAAGGGTGCGGCGCTTCACCGCCCCCTTGCAATGAGCAGAAACCGCGTCCTTCGGGCGCTTATACCCAAGTGCCTTTGCTACATCAGACCCGCAGAACAGCACCTTGCCATCTTCTTCGATGGTGCGGATTTGTCCAAACTCGGGATTGTTGAAAATTATCAGTTCGCTCATTTACACACTCCTTCTCATCGTTATCATATTTATGTTTATTAGTTGTTCGCGTTTACGCGAGTTAATCAGCAAAAAAAATATCTGTTCGCTCAGTTTCATTAAGATCTAAAATTTCTGAAAGCTTAGAAGCTTGATCTAACGTGAAGGTTGCACCGCCTCTACTTAATTTCCGGTAATACGTAGATTGGTTAATACCAAGTTCCTTGGCTATTTCTGCGCCAGTTTTCTCCTTTTCTACTATTTTTCCTTTCAGGCGATTAATATTTACAGACAAAATAGCTTCTCCTTTCTCGCGGCTTCGCGATTTTATACTTATATAATACTCGCGTATCCGGTAAATGTCAATATATTTTTTGCGCTTATGCGATATTTTTTTATTCCTTGTATTGCATTTTTGCTATGATTATGATTTAATACAAATGATGAGAGGTGATTAAAATGCGTGTTGGCGAACGCATCAAATCAAGGAGAAAAGAAATTGGATTATCTGCTGAACAGGTTGCAAAAGAACTTGGCGTTTCTCCAGCAACTGTGTATCGGTATGAATCTAATGATATTATGAACATGAGAATTGATAAGCTGGAACCGATTGCAAAGGCTTTGCGTACAACTCCTGCCTATCTCATGGGTTGGGAAGATGACAAAAAAGAAAATCCTCCGGCCGAAAGCCAGAGGATTCTTGAAAGCGTTAATTCATCTGAAAATGTAGATTTGCTTCTCCATATAATAAAGAATGAAACATCACTTAGTAGAGAACAGCTCTTAAAGTTACAAGGTTTTGTTTCAGCATTGGAAGCGGAAAATAAATAACAATTTGAATCAATTTTCTTCTTTATTTTTGAAAAATCCTAATTCTAATGCTTTTCTCAACACTTCAATTTGGTTTTCTTTTGACAAATTTAATATACTCGTGGTTAGTGAATCACGTAAATCAGAATCAGGAATACATTGTTTCTTACCTTCCATGCACATAACAAAACCCTCCATAAAATAGATGCTGAAAAGCATAGTGTTATTTGTTATTACAATCTCTGACGGGGTCTTAGCAGCTGGATTTGTCATATTTTACCATAATATAACAGAAAAACAACACAGGAAATGTCGAACGGCATAAAATTTTGTATCCTGCGTTTATTATAGCATATATTTCCCAATTGTGTCTATGGGGAATGAACGAGGAGTTTTTGTTCCTGTGTACAGATATTCATGATACAAGGAGGTCTTATTATGAAAAAGAGAGTTCTTGCGCTTGCCCTTTCCCTTGTGGTGGTTGTTTCGGTTTCGGCGTGTGATTCTTCGGAATCGTCTGCAAACGAACAAGGAGAGAATATTAGTTCAACCGATGTCGTGTCTAAATTCACCTTGCCGGTGGAAGAAGTAACGACACTTGGATTCAAATTCCTTGCTCCAAGCACATTGGAAACAAAAAAGTATGAAAATGGAGCTATTAATTATTTTTATTCTCCTGGAGAATATGAAACAATTACTATCGGAGTGTGCGAAAACAACTACGATGTCAAAAATGAAAAAGAATTTGTAAAGCACGTCAATGATTTAGGAAAAGATGACGGTTCTGGGTTTATTCCTCAAAATTTCAAAGTGATAACAACAGAAAAAAGAAAGAATTCAAACGGATTAACATTCTACTATTACGAAACATCACAGACAATAGGAGATGGGGAATTTTTGCAATGCGGCGGAACATTCCCAAACGGCGACACGTCTACATGCATTTTTATCGGTGGTGATAAAGATAAAATAGGGTATCTTATGAGTGACTATTTTGCAATGTTGGATTCTGTTGAGAAAGCATAAACAGTAATTTTGAGCGAGAAGGTAACTAATTAGAATCCCCCTGGTGCGGTAACACCAGGGGGACCTTCTAAATAGGGTGATATGAGATGCTCCACATCACCCTCCAATCATATCAGAATGGAGGAAGAAAAGCAACATGAAAAAGAAAATGCCAACCGCGACAAAGCTTCCAAGCGGCTCCTGGCGCTGCCTGGTGACCGTAAATGGCAAAAGGGTATCTATTACCGCTGACACGCCAAGTGAGGCTCAGGCGAAAGCTATCGCCCTGAGAGCGGGCCTTATAGATAAGAAGAAGGAAAAGAGAGGGGTGAAAACACTTTCAGAGGCAATCGATGAATATATAGATCAGAAATTTAACGTATTGTCTCCAGCTACCGTTCGAGGGTACAACACAATCAAGAGGAACAGGTTCAAGACGATTATAAGCAGAAATATTTTTGATCTAAGCAAAGACGACGTTCAAAGAGCAATAAACGATGAAGTTAAGGTCGCTTCGGCTAAAACAATCAAAAACGCCTATGGGCTTGTTCGGACTGTCTTAGAGGCAAATGAAATTTATATCCGAGGAATTAAGCTCCCCCAAATCATAAAACCAAATAAAAAATATATTCAAGAGGAAGAAATATCAAAGTTATTAGAAGCGATCAAGGGTGACCAATGTGAAGCTGCCATTCTTCTCGCGTTGTGTACTGGTATGCGTAGATCCGAAATCATTGGACTGTGCTCAGACTGTATAAATGTAGAAGCTTGCACGGTAACTGTCCGGCGAAAGATGGTCCCAAATGATAAAAACAAAATGGTTTTAGTCGGTGGCGCCAAAAATGAAATGTCACAGAGAACTGTAATCTGTCCAAAGTTTGTTATGGATAAAATAGAACCATTGATTAAAGAAAATAAGACAACACCGATATTTAAGTTTCATCCTGATACGCTGCGAAAACATATTCATAAAGCCTGTGAAATCGCCGGGATAACAGATACGGCAACCCATGGGCTTAGGCATACAAACGCCGCATTGATGAAATATCTCGGCGTAGACGATGCCCATGCAATGCAGCGCGGCGGGTGGTCGAGCGAAGCAACTTATAAAAAAACCTACTCTTATGTATTCGAATCTGCGGCCAAAACAGGGGATGAAAGCATAAACAACTACTTTGACAGTCTTACAAACAGAGAAAAAATCGCACACGAAACTGCACACGAAATCCCAAAACATATTGATAAATAAGGGAAAATTAATTTTTTTCGGGATGGTTCAAATCCCTCCTTCTCCGCCAAA